GGGTGGCCGTTTCCAGCTCGTCGCGCGGGTTGAGACTGGGGTCCTGAATGTCGAGGAAGCCGCCGCCACGCCCGATGATGGCCTTCACGTCGGAGTTCTTCTCGGCGAAGATGTCGCGGGCGAGGTTCCACACGTCGCGGCGCCACTTGTACAGGAGCTTCCGGCGGATGGAGAGGCGGGCCTCGTAGTTGCTGATGAGGGCGTTGATGGCCTTCGAGGACGAGAGGACCTGCGCGGGGGCGAGGCCGAGGAGCAGCTCGTTCAGGCCGCTGATGGTAGCCAGCTCGCGGTCGAGGCGGGTCAGGAACTGTTCGAGCTGGAACTGGGCGATGAAGGGCTGGATGACCTCGATGCGGTTACCCGGGCCGGGGGCGACGATGGCGCCCTTGACGGGCTTCAGGCCCTGCGGCACCCGCAGCGGAGCGTCCGGGCCGGTGAGCTGGTAGGCGTCGCCGCCAGTGACGTTCGCAATCATCTGCGAGCCGTTCGTGATGCGCTCCATCTTCTCGCGGATGAGGGGCTCGATGTCGAACAGGTCGGGGCGCCCGCTCGGGACGCCGGGGACGAACGTGTTGAAGAGGGGCACGTAGGGCAGGCGGCCCTTGTACTCCGGGTACTTGGTCGGCTCGCGGACGACGACGTTGCCCGCCACGACCACGTTGTACGTGTCCATGCGGACGAACTTCTGGCCCTTCCAGACGGGCTGGCGGTACCAGTAGTCCCACACTTCGATGCGAGTGTGGCCCAGCGCGGTGGCCGGACGTGCGGGGATGTCGTCCCAGCTCTTCTGCTGGACGAAGGGCAGCGTGTACCCGTCGTCGGTCTTGAAGGGGACGACCTCGACGCCGAACTCCTCGGTCAGGGAGTCGGGGTCGTAGTACATGCGGTAGGCGGCCCATTCGAGCTGGTCGAAGTTGTCCGTCTTCCAGCCGAGGAACAGGTGGCGGGGCTGGTTGATGACCTCGACGACGGGCGCCTTGGCCTCGGCGTCCCAGTAGACGCGGGCGGCGGTTCGGCCGTAGAGCGACTTGGTCACGATGGCCTTGTGCCACTTCAGGTCGAAGTCGCCCTCGTTCTTCCACGCGACGTAGACGCGTTCGAGGGCAGAGGCGGCCTCCACCTCTTCGTCGCTCTGGCCGGTGGCGAGGATGTTCTCAATGGGCTCGACAGCCTGCAGCGCGGAGGGGATGTCCACGTACGGAGTCGGCAGCGATAGCGAGACGTGCTGGCGGCCGTTGACGTTCGCGGACTCGTGCTCGGGCCAAAGGTCGGAGCCGCTTCGGTCGTTGATGGTGGCCGGGTAGTAGAGCTTGTCGGCGCGGTCGCACCACTGGCGGAAGACTTCGTGCTCCTCGCGAACGGACTCGACCTTCCCGTTCAGGCGGATGAGGAGTTCCTTCGTCTCCGGTGAGGCGGCGTGCTTGATGCCGCGACCGAGGGTCATGTTCGCGTATCGAGCGTCGTCGAGGTACTCAGCCACGGAGGGTTCTCGCCTTCAGGCGCTCGTGGGCAAGCTGCTGGGCCATGGTGCGGACGGAGTTGGACTGCTCGAAGACGTGGGTCCCGTCAACGTCGAAGGGGGCTGGCTCGGCGTCGGAAGTGTGGGTGATGCGAAGGAGGTGGACGGCGCATACGAGGGCCATCACTGCGTCCTGTTCGATACCACGGTCCTCCAACTTATACCCGAGAAGCTGACGGCGAACCTTCAGCCAGATGCCTGTGTGGGGGAGGATGAGCCTACCCTCGTCGATGAGTGTGCGTAGGTCGCCAAGGAGCTTCCGCTTGCGCTGGACCGTCCCGCCGAACTCGACGTTGGTGACGTTCGGGACTTCAAGGTCAAGTGCCTCTCGGAACATCTTGCCACCGAAGCCTGTCGCGTCAGTGGCAGTATAGCAGTGCGAGCCGAGCCTCTCCCGCTCGTACCCGTTGAAGCCGTTGACGGCCAGCCCAACCAGCGTCTCCGTGCTCTTCTGGCCCATGGCCTCCTGAGCGTAGACTCCCACGAGGAAGGGACGGGCCGGGTCCGCGTCGTTATCCACGACCTTCAGCACGATGGACCACGCGCTGTCCTGCGTCTTGGCCGGGTCGATGCCCTGCAGGTACGTGCCGCCCCTGACGGCCTTCACCCGGTCCGGCATGCCGGACACGAAGACGTGCTCGACGTTATCGCCGTGGAAGTAGGCCGCCTTCGGGTTCAGGAACTCGCCCTCGACGTTCTGGCGAATGGTCCGGGCGTCCATGTCGCCGGTCAGGCGCTCGAACATGTCCTTGGTGATGCCGTAGCCGACGTTGTCCCGGGTGCTCATGCGCATGGACTGCCACGACTCCTTGCGGTCGCGGCTGCCAGCGTCGCCCAGAGCCCAGTTGTCGGCGAACGCGAAGCCGAGGTCCTCGGATGGCGTGGAGACCATGATGAGCTGGCCGCCCGTGCCGAGCCGCCGCATGCCGAAGACCTCCTTGATGAGGAAGTCGAGGTGCGCGCTGATGCCCGCCTCGTCGAACGAGATGCCGTGCATGTCCTTGCCCAGCGAGCCGAGGGCCTTCTCGCCCGTGGTCCGGAAGTGGACCTCGGCGCCACCGACCTCGGGGCTGAAGCGCATCCAGCGGTAGTCGCCGTACTCCTTCGATGTCCAGTCGGCAATCTCGCGGCCCTCCGCCATCGGGCAGCCGCGCCCTTCCTGCCCCCCGTGGTTGCCGCCGAGGATGCGGACCATGTCGTTGAACACGAGGTCGGCGACCTCTTGGCTGATGCCGAAGTGGTACCAGTGGTACTCCAGCTTCAGCCAGCGCGCGGCCTCCTCCTCGTTGGCCGGGATGGGCCGGTTCAGCTTGCGCAGCACGCAGTAGATGATGAGCATGGCGAGCAGGGACGTCTTGCCTGCCCGGTTGCCGGACGACAGGAAGAGCGTGAGGTACTTGGCCGTGTACGGGGTGACCGGGTGCCGGAGCAGAACGCAGGCGGCGAAGGCCACCTGCCCTACGTGGACGTCGATGCCGAGAGCCGTCCGGCAGAAGGCCCGGAACTGCTGTCCAGCGACTAACTCTTCCGGAGTTAGCCGAAAGCGCTTGACTAGGATGCGGTCCTGCGCCTGCCACGAGAGCTTCATGTTGGCGTTTCGCCAACTTCAGCCGCTTCGCCCTCGATGGTGCGTCCGTCGTCCAGCTCGGGCGGCGGAGCGGACTCGTTGAGTCGGGCCAGCCATATCTGCAGCGAGAGGGCGCCTGCGGCGATGCCGAGCTTCTTGTTGACGGCCTCGCGCTTGTCGAGCATGGCCTGTGCCTTCAGTCCGGCGTTCAGGGAGGGCCCCAGCTCGGCGCCCATGAGCATCAGGCCCTCCCCGGGCATGTCCGTGATGGCCTCGACGACCTTATCGCGGACCATGATGGCGAGGTCCCGCTGTGTGGGTGTCGGCGCGTCGGGATTGACCGGCTTCGACCAGTGCCCGGCCTTGTGGCGCGCCACCACGTCGGGGTCGAGGCTGCCACCCATGGCATCGACGCCCGCAGAGACGGCCCGGTTGCTCAAACCCTTATTCAGGGCGGCGTCAACGTAGTCTCGGAGGGCGGGGACCCCGCAGATGCGGCACCTAACTGCCAAGTGGGGCTCCCTCGTTCAGAATGGTGGTCACGCGCCCCTCGCGTAGGTCGCTGGGCTTGATGATGATGGCATAGTTTCCTGTCGAGTTTAGCAAACGGAGCCAGAGCCACTGCTCGTCGTCTACGACGCCCTCTTCGCGCTTCAGCTCGATGAAGATGAGGCGATGGCCCTCCTTCGCGAGGGTCAGGTCGGGCCATCCGGGGCTCATGGGCGTGATGAACTGGCCCGTACCGGCCTCGCGGTCGCCGACCCACGCCCTACCGGCGTGCGCGACCTTCCAGTTGCGCCTCTTCGCGCGTCCGACGACGCGGTCCTGCAGGGTCTTCTCGCTCATGGTGCGGTCGAGACACTGGTCGGCCGTGATGGTGCGGTGCCGGACGCCGCAATGGGGGCACTGCTCTCGCTCGCTCACGGGTTCTCGTCCTCGTCGGCTTCCTGCTCGGCCAGAGCCATGGCGCCAAGCAGCGCAAAGCCCTCCCAGCGCATGCCGAACTTGGTCTTCTTCTTCAGGAAGCCCTTCTTCTGCAGGGTGGCGGCCCAGCGGACGGTGCTGAGGACCTCACCGGGTGCGCTGGAGGTGGAGTGCCACTCCGCGTAGGACTCGTACGCCACCTGCGACGGGGAACCGGCGCCGGACTCGCG